GAGCTACCATCAGATGCAATTAATCTTGCAATTGAAAAAGGTGCACCAGTAGACAAACAAAGCCTGCTGAATGAAGCACGAGCTGTAGTTGACAAAGAAAATGAAACACAACCGACTCAAACGTCAGCCGCTACAGATGTTGCTACTAGTGCAGCCGGAGCCACACAGAATCCTGCACCAGCACCTGTTAGCACAGGCAGATTGACCACTACCGAAGCCGCAACGCTGGCACAAAATACTGAGTATGGCACCAACCCTCCTGTAAAGACCTTAACAGAAACACAATCAGTCGACAACACCAGAGGATTGCCGATATATTCCGAAGATGGAACGTTGTTAAACACTCGACGAAATCCAGAAACAGGAGAATTATATACTCCGTTGTCCGAGGGACGGCCGGGCAGCGAGCCTGGTGCAGGTGCCAAGGGAGAAGATGGAGCCACAGCGGCCAACACAAAACAAGTGCTGGACACTGTTGGCAATAAGCCATTCCAGCCCAGAGACAATGTGTTGGATCAGTATGCTAGTTATACCTACAACATTGGCTGGTACATACTGACAGTGTCACAGTACGCTGCCTTACAGAACACAGCCAAACCATCAATAAGTCAGTATAACTTGTTGATGCAAAGTGGCGGAGCACCAGAAAATGTCAGTGGAGTAAAACCTGAACTTACCGATGCGTCCGGAAGAAGGACTGGATCAAGCGATCCTAGATCAACCACCTTTGTTGGCGGCGACTCAACCAGAGCAGGTCGTAATCCATTCTTTGGATTGGATTATTATCTTGACAATTTAGAAATAACAAGCCTTCCAGTGGGCAAAGGCACCCTCCGAGCAAACAACGACGCTAGTATAAAGTTCACAGTCACTGAACCAGCAAACATAACATTGATCAATAATCTGTACCTGGCAGTAAAAGAACTGTATACAGATCCTGCTGTCACTGCTACGGCTGCATACTATGCATTGGTTATAAGATTTTATGGGTATGATGAAAGTGGAAAAATTGTTCAAGCTAGAAATTCAGACAACAACGACGCTGTTGTGGAAAAAATTATACCTTTTACATTGGCTAGTATTGAATTTGAGGTGTCCAACAAGCTGGTTGAATATCAAGTCACCGGAGTTGGAGTTCCTTATAATATGGGATTCGGGTCTAATCTGGGTGTAATCAAATCAAAAATTGAACTTTCCGGTGCCACAGTAAAAGATTTACTAACCAAAGGTATTGATCCTACCACTGTATCAGCAGATGATGGAAGAGACACAACACCTACACCTCAGACGTCAACAGTGATTGATGGAACACCCGATCAAGAAGTAGGTGGCGGAACCATCAACAGTTTAGGAGCAGGAGCATAACATGGCCAACATATTATTTGATCCAGAGCGCATTGCTCAAAAAAGATTTGGTGGTGCCGGAGGGACAGCCCAGCAATCCACGCCGGAGCAGTTGGCAGCCAAGCAAGCAGTACTGGTACGAGGCTCTACACCTGCTGAACGATCAGTGGATCTTTCAACCCTGCAGACCAAGCCTACGTCGTCTACACCACCCAAGGCCAATGCTGCCCCTAGTGTAAATAAAAATATTGTACACGGGTTGATGGAAAATCTAAATAAAAAAGAAGCAGAATTAGTAAAAGATGGAGTGTTTGAAGTTGCATGCAAGTACAGTGTAGAATTTGCCCCGTCGGCCCTGGGAGATGCTCGTGTTACTAAATTTGGCAAACCTCTCAAATCAAAAGTTCCGATGCAAGCATCTAAAAACCCATCCGACAAAGTTAATCCTGACAGCAATTCTGCTGACTATGCTGTTAGAACACAGTCCTTTGATGCTGGCACACCAATATTGGTGATAATGGATGAAATATTAAAAAACAGCACATACATTGCTGACCAGGCCAAGTATATTAACGATGAAGTAACCAAGGAAGTAAAACCACAAAAGCCATTGGGAAATTTAGTATGGTATAAAATTTCTGTAGGAGCCCTGGCCATAGAGCCATTTGATAAAAAACGCAATGCGTATGCGCAGGATATCAAATATGTAATTTCTGCGTACCCCATAAACAGTATGGTCAGCGAATATTTTCCAGAATGTAATGTGCGCGGCCGCCATAAAAGTTACAAATATTGGTTCACTGGAGAAAACACACAGGTGTTATCATTTGCACAAAAATTCAACAGTTTATATCAACAAACATTTACCAATCCAAAGATATTAGCAGATGAGCGGAAAGCTGCTCAAACTCTAATAAGTCCTCCCCGCGAGTTTCAGTCCGCAGTGTCTAGCAGCAACCTCCAGGGCGCCGAAGCTCAGGCCAATGCACCCGGTGCCTCCGCCGCTGATTGGTTGTATAATAAATCTGATCTTTCCACGTGTGAGGTAACCATTGTTGGTGATCCTGCTTGGTTACAGCAGGGCGAACTGGCTCACTCTCTTAATGCATCCAGTTTTAATTTCAATCCGTTTAATCCAGATGGCACCATTAACTATGACGCACAAGAAATAATTTTTGATCTACAATGGAATCCCGGCGTGGACTATGACCTAACCGGCACTGGGTTGGCCAGGCCCACTGTGTCAGGAAACCACCAGGCAGTCTGGACCTACAAAGCCACTCAAGTGGTCAGTAAATTCAGTAGAGGCAAGTTCACACAGAATCTTACTGGCACTTTTGTTACACTAGTTGACCTTACCACAAAGCCTGCTGCCACAACTGCCACAACTGCTACCCAAGCAGATGTACGACGCATAGATAATGCCACAGATGCAGGCGTGCGCCCAGCAACACTGCAAAAATCTCCTGACTTTGCCAACACCGGTGGCGGCGCAGCCACCGGTAATCCCATCATAGCACAAGGCACACAATTGGGTAATCCTAATATTAGTCCTGGCAGTCTGCGTGACCGTGCCGCACAGGCCAATGCTGCCAGAGCAACATTGACCAATCCTCCACAAACGGTCAATCCAACCGCAGTACAGGTTGAATCAACACCGGCTTATCAAAACGCAGTAAGTGCAGGAGCAACTCCGGCCGAAGCAACAAGTATATCACAGCAAAGTCTAGGTGCCAACGGTGCTGGTGTTAGCACAGCACCAATTGAATCAACTGTTGCTTATCAAAATGCAATAGCCGCAGGGGCAAACCCGCAAGAGGCTGTGGGCATAGCACAACGAAGCATTGGCGCCGGCAGCGATACTCCAGTACAAAAAATTAATAGAGAAACATAATGTCAGATAATATTATTAGATCCGGCGGCGTTGCCCAAAATTACAAACTTGATCGTGGTGGAGTGGTTTCGCAGTTTGGACCATTTGTTGGCATAGTAAAAAACAACGTTGATCCTACCAGACAAGGTCGTTTACAAGTGTACATTGAGCAGTTTGCCAGCGGCGATCCCAATGACAAAACACTGTGGACCACAGTCAGTTATTGTCCGCCATTCTACGGAGCAACACCGCCATTGCCCGGCAAAAAAGGTGACACTGACAGTACCGGCGGCTACCTCGATGGCAATCCACAAAGTTATGGCATGTGGTTTACTCCGCCTGACCTGGGAGTCAGTGTGTTGTGTGTGTTTGCCGGAGGAGATCCCAGCTCTGGATATTACATTGGGTGTATTCCAGATCAAGGCATGATGCACATGATTCCGGCCATTGGATCAAGCAAAGCATTTGACCTACAAAATAGTGATCAAAAAAGCTATTACAACGGTGCTACTGTGTTGCCAGTGACAGAAATCAATCCAAATAATAAAAAGATCGACGATAACCCACAGTTCTTTAATCAGCCAAAGCCTGTGCATAGTTTTATAGCCGCTGAAATGTTTCAGCAAGGCACACTGGCTGACCCTCAGCGCGGTCCAATTGGATCAACCAGTCAGCGTGAAAGTCCCAGTGCTGTGTTTGGAATAAGCACACCGGGTCGTGCAGTGTATCAAGGCGGCCTAACAGAATCTGACATTAAAGCTCGCATCACAGCCAAGACAATTTCTGCCACGGATGTAAGTGTGATTGGTCGCAAAGGTGGACACAGTATTGTGCTGGATGATGGAAACTTAGAAGGCAAAGACAATCTTGTACGAATACGCACAGCTGGTGGCCATCAGATCACCATGAGTGACGACGGCAACTTCTTTTACATCATACACGCAAACGGTCAAGCATGGGTAGAGTTTGGACAAGAAGGCACATTGGATGTGTATGCCACAAATTCAGTCAATGTTCGTACACAAGGCACCATCAATCTGCATGCAGACAAAGATATTAACATGTTTGCCGGTGGCACAATTAACATGAAAAGTATGCTGGGTACTACAATTGAAACTGAAAAAAAGCTAACTGTATCCAGCACAGACGAAATGACTCTGTTCAGCAAGGCTCGTATTGCTGTGCGGGCCGACGGCAGCTTGGCCATAGTCAGCAACAAAGGATCCTGGAATGCCGGCAGCGCCATGGTACTGCAAGCCGGCGGCATTGATCTCAATGGTGGATCTGCTGAAAATGTAGAACCACCCGTTAAATTAGAAAAACGTGTGATGCCGGACACAGAATTTAACAATGCCACAGGCTGGCAAATTGCCACCACTGGATTAGAAAGTATTGTGACACGGGCCCCAACACACGAACCTTGGCCATTCCACAATCAAGGTGTCAATGTTGAAATACCAATGGAAGAAGGTCAACCATCTACCCCGCCCAACACTCCGGCAATACCGTCGGGATGGTCCGGATCAGTGGCAGGTGAAAGCACATAATGGCTAAGTTTACATTTGCATTGCCAAACGGGCAGTTGTTTGTGTTGGATGGACCTGCTGGTGCCACCATTGAACAAGCAGAAAAAATCTATCTCGAGCAGTTGGCTGCCGGGGCGTTTGTTGGATTGAGGTCCGGGGACCAATTGCAGCCACTTGAAAGCACCTTGATACAATTTAGTCAATCGCGACTTGATCGAGGAACAGCTGGTGTTCCAGACATTCCACTGTTGGCAATTTATAATGGCGGTGCACTTGGGGCTAACCAAACAATTATATCTTCGTTGCCGGTGCTGACAGATGTGCCAATCAACAACGGCATTACTGTGGCTGACTATGTGGATCAAACAACCGTGACCGAAGGCATTGGTCCACTGTCAACATCACAGGTGCAGGCCGTAATGGCTGCCATTGCTGCCAGTGTGTGTCAACCTGCTGACGTTGTGACTGATGAACTTGGCGTCGGCAAGTATGGATTCAGCGCACAACAATTAGAAGATGCCGGCTATTTAAAATGCGGTACTGCCGCTAGATTTTTAGGATAAACGGAATGATTGGATTAACTGATGTATTGAAAAGTCCCAGCGTATGGACCGGCAAAGATGGAGTAACTGGAATAACAGACCTGTTAAAAAGTCCACCACTGCAAGACAAAATACAACTGGGGTTGATGAAGACTGGGTTTGATACCTTGGTCAAAACAGGACAAATTATAACTCCCGGCACAGATTTAAAAGCGCCCACTGGGCAATTGTATGATGCCGCAGCCAATGCAGGAAAAAGCCTAATATCGGCCAGTGCTGGACTAGTGGCAGCACCAAAAGCCTTGAGCAGTTTGCCTACAAATGCACTGTCAGACATTGGTGGATTAGCCGGTGGTGCCTTGAGCAAGGTGAGTGGATTGGCAAGTGGTGCTCTGGGCGGACTAGGTGGATTGGCAAGTGGCGCCACTGGAGCATTGTCTGGTGCCACCGGAGCACTGTCTGGAGCCGTTGGCAGTTTAACAAGCGGCGCCGGTCTTGGCGGATTAGCAGGCAGTATCACTGGCAACCTAGGCAGTGTGTCAGAATTGGCCAATAAAGGCACAGCACAACTTGGCGGACTCTTGGCCAATGCTGGTAAATTTGGAGTAGACAATGCTGTGTCCTGGGCCAAAGGATCCACAGGTGCCACAGGTGCAATTGCCGGGATTACTGGATCGCTGACTGGCGCTGCCGCAGGTGCAGCCGGCGCACTGTCTGGCGCTGCCAGCAATTTAACATCTGGATTAAAAACTCAAATGGATTCGCTGGCCAAACAAGGCCAGTTTGCAGTCAACTTCAGCGACTTTAAGTTGCCGGCTGCTGTGGCAGGAATTGTGCCGGCCGCCGGGTTCAAAGGAACAGTGGATAGGTCTACACTAAATGCCGCAACTGCTAAACTGGTTGGCAGTGATAAAATAGCGTTGCCTAATTTTAGTCCTCAGGCTGTTGACACGTCTGCATTGACTGATGCTGCCAGCAAAGCCAAAGGCCTGTTGTCTGGTGGACTAGACGCAGGCGGATTATTATCCAAAGCCAAAGGTGCATTGGGTGCTGCCAGTGGTGGATTGGGTGCGCTGGGCGGGTTGGCCGCAGGTGCATTGGGAGCTGCCACTGGTGGATTGGGTAGCCTAGCAGGAAGCCTGTCAGGTGCATTGGGTGCTGCCGGCGGCGGGTTAGGTGCATTGGCTTCGAGTACTGATTCAATAACACGTGGCAGAGTAGGATTAAATCCAGACCCGGGCGCTGCCAGGTTTGCTGACGCAAGTAAAGCCCTGGCATTGCAAGAAGAATACGAAAAACTAATAGCCAAGGTTGGCAGAACTGATCCTGCGGCCCAGGCACTGTTGGCAGAAATACGGGCACTGTTGGCCAACGCAACTGTGTAATAAGATAAGTACAGTATGACAACATTTATTGGATTTAACACCATTGGGCAAACAAAAAAGTTCACGCTGGTAGACTTTGAGTTGGTCAAGCGAGACCTGTTGAATGCATTCAACATACAGCAAGGACAACTGGTGGGTCGCCCCGGCTACGGCACAATAATCTGGAGTTATCTGTTTGAAAATCAAACCCAAGACACTGAACGAGCTATACTGGCAGAAATAAATCGTGTGGCCAGTTTAGATCCAAGAATCTATATTGAATCTGCAGAATTATTCCCACAAGACAATGGTATACTTGTACAAATTGCACTGACAATGGTGCCAGGCCAAACAACACAGTTTTTAACACTGTATTTTGACCAACAAACTCGTACAGCCGGTTACGCTTAAACATAAACTGGGTGGTTTATTTTCGCCATAAATAACCTACAAGATGGATTATTATGGCAAAAACTACTAGACAAACCACGGTATTTGGAGTTGAAGATTGGAAAAGAATCTACCAGACCTACCGCGAAGCCGACTTCCAAAGTTATGATTTTGAAACTCTGCGCAAGAGTTTTGTTGATTACATACGACTGTATTACCCAGAAACATTTAACGACTACATCGAGTCAAGCGAATTTATTGCCTTACTAGACGTAATGGCATTTATGGGTCAGTCGTTGGCCTTCCGCACAGACCTAAACACTCGCGAAAACTATTTAGACACTGCTGAACGCAGAGACAGTGTGGTCAAACTGGCCAACCTGGTTGGTTACACGCCCAAGCGCAACACTGAATCATCGGGATACCTTAAAGTATTTTCAATTCAAACCACAGAAAATATTGTAGACTACAACGGCATCAACCTGGCCAACATCACTGTTAACTGGGCTGACCCAACCAACTTTGATTGGCAAGAACAATTTGCCGCTATCTTAAATGCCACGCTGGTTGACACACAACGTTATGGCCGGCCAGGAAACAGAACCACCATTAACGGAATTCGCACAGACGAATACACAATTAATTTACTGCCGGGCTTTTTGCCAGTGGTACCTTACAGTGCTGTGATTGACGGTGTCAATATGCCGTTTGAAGCTGTCAGTAGCACGGCCACAGGACGTGGTTACGTGTACGAACCTAGTCCACGCCCTAATGGACAATTTAATGTGTTGTTCCGCAATGATCAACTGGGGTTTGCTTCCGCCAATACTGGATTCTTCTTCTTGTTCAAACAAGGTGTGCTACAAAATCAAGACTTTAACCTGCCAGAACGCATTGCCAATCGTGCAGTGAACATCAACATTGAAGGCATCAACAACACTGATCGCTGGTTGTATCAATTGACCACAGTTGGTTCTATTGCTCGTGAATGGGAGTTTGTTGAAAGTGTGTACACTGCTGCCGCTGAACAGCTGACAACACTGCGTCCGATCTATTCAGTGTCCAGTAGAGCCAATGATCAAATCACTCTGAATTTTGGAGACGGCGTGTTTTCCGAAATTCCAGTTGGACTATTCCGGGCCTATGTTCGTGCAAGCAATGGATTGCAGTACATTATCAATCCAGAAGAAATGCAGAACGTACTGTTGAGTATCAGCTATGTCAGTCGGTCTGGACAACTCGAAACTCTCACAATGACCTGTGGTATCACAGAGCCGGTGAGTAATGCCTTGGCTCGTGAAACAATAGATGAAATCAAGCAACGTGCTCCAGCACGTTATTACACACAGAATCGCATGGTCAACGGAGAAGACTATAATAACTTTCCGTTCACTGCTTATAATTCAATTATCAAAAGCAAAGCATTGAACCGTGCGTCAATTGGCACAAGCCGATATCTTGATCTAGTAGACAACACTGGAAAATATTCTTCCACAAATACATTTGCCAGCGACGGTGCTTTGTACGAATACAATGTGTTGCCAACGTTTTTGTTTACTTGGCTGACAACCAACGAAATCAGTGATGTCATTACCAATCAAGTTGAAACACGGTTGACAGGCGATGCTGCCAAACAATTTTACTATGCTAACTATCCGCGTCCGTCGCTGTCTGCACTGGCAGTGAGTTGGAATCAAAGCACAACATTGGCCAACGAAACCACGGGCTATTTTAAAAATTCAGCTGGCACGCCTGTTTCTCTTGGTATCTACGCCAGCAACAACATGAAATATGTTCAGACTGGTAGTTTAATTAAATTTGTACCTCCGGCTGGATATTATTTTGATTCTAATAATAAATTAGCATCAGGTGTTCCTACCGGGCCAGACGAAAAATTAATAATCTGGGCCGCAGCCACTGCCATTTATGTTGACGGAACAAACCAAGGCGCAGGCAATTTCAGCAATGGTCTTGGTCCAGTGGTTCTTAACAATTACGTGCCCACTGGAGCAGTATGCAGCCAAGTTATTCCGCTGTTTATAACAGACCTAGGAACAGATGTGCGCAACAGCGCAACAGCACAGATTGAGCTGTTTCGTAATTTTGGACTGGGCTACGATAACTTAACCAGCACATGGTACTTGATCACATCCAACAATCTTGCAGTGGATGCACCTTGGAGTCAAACATATGCTGAAGATACATCTGGTACAAATTTAGATGCCAGTTGGTTTGTGCAATTTGTCACTGACGGAGAATCATACACTGTTACTACTCGAGCATTGAACTATTACTTTGGTAGTGTGCTACAAACCAGATTTTTCTTCTATGGCGACGAGCAAATTTACGACAGTCGCACCGGCACAACTATTCGTGATTTTGTCAAAGTTTTAAAAACCAACAGCAGACCTGATTCAAATTTACCATTGGAAACTGATGTCACCATGCGTATTGTTGACCAGCCAATCCAGCCCGACGGTTATGTTGATGATTATCAAGTACTGGTATCTTGGCAAGACAGTGATGCCGACGGCGTGCCCGACGATCCAGATTTCTTTGACACAATTGTTGCACCCACCGTGAATTCAACTACTAAACGTGTGTTCTTTCAGCAGGTAGTGGATTTTGATAACCTGGAAAGATATCTGTTGGTTGAACCGGGTGTTGTCAACGATCAGTATTCTACACTTGAAGATATTGAAGTAGAAAAAGCGCAATATGTTGTTGGACAAGTATTTTACGCCTATGGTGTTTTTAACAGCACAACAAACACCTACACCATTGACCCGGTATTTTATGTGTTGGCATTGACCACCACTGGAACAACTGAATTGGTATCAACCACTGAGTATATCACTCGAGTCGGACGACAAGGATTGTATTTCCAATACAGACACAACAGTCCGTTGACCAACCGCATTGATCCCGGCACAGCCAACATCATTGACGTGTATGTAGTTACTCAGGCATATTATACAGCCTATAGAAATTATATTGTTGACTCTACTGGAACCATACCAAAACCAGACACTCCGTCTATAGACACCCTGAGTGCTGAGTATGCAGGATTGCAAGACTACAAGATGATCTCTGACAATATGATTATTAATTCAGTGACATTTAAACCATTGTTTGGTGCCAAGGCCGCGGCAGAATTACGTGCAACTATCAAAGTTATTCGTTCTAGTGGATCTACTGCATCTGTTAGTGAAATAAAAAGTTTGGTAGTGGCCTACATCAACAGTTATTTTGAAATTGAAAATTGGAATTTTGGAGATACATTTTATTTCTCAGAACTGTCAGGATACCTGCATCAAAACATTGGTGACGTGGTAAGTTCTGTGGTATTAGTTCCGATAAGTCCGCAAAAGAGTTTTGGTGACCTATACGAAATACGCTCTGCACCAAATGAAATTTTTGTCAATGCTGCCACTGTGACAGACATTCAGGTGATTGAAGCATTGACCAGTACCAATCTTAGAACTGCCCCAGGCAGCGGAGTAATTTAATGGCCACAGTGAGAACGGTAGATTTTTTACCAGAAATATTTCAGACCTCCACTAACAAGCAATTTTTATCTGCCACACTGGATCAGCTGGTCCAGGAACCGCAATTTAAAAAGACACAAGGATATGTTGGTCGCCGAGTAGGTCCAGGTGTCAATGCCGACGACAAATATGTTGTAGAGCCTACCAGAACTCGAACTGATTACCAGTTAGAGCCAGGCGTTATTATTAGAAAAACTGATTCAGACACAGTCAAAGATGCCATTACATATCCAGGCATCACTGATGCACTATCCACGCAAGGCGCATTTGTTGATCAAAGTGATAGACTTTACACCAGCGAATACTACACCTGGGATCCGCAAATTGACTTTGATAAGTTTGTAAATTACAGTCAATATTATTGGCTGGCCGCAGGACCGCTGGCTGTCAATGTGGGTGGCACAGCAGTTCCGCTAACAGCAGAATACACAGTTACTAGAGAAAACGGAGTATACACTTTCTCTGGATATACCGGTAACAACCCCACACTGACATTGTTACGCAATGGCAATTACACATTTAATGTAGCTCAGAATTCTAAAGAAACAGTGAATTATCGTGTCACTGCCAGCAGTACCTCTGCATACATCATTGATTATGTGCCAAACCCAGCCTTGACTTTAGTACGCGGCAATACCTATGTGTTCAACTTGAATCTCAATGTGGTGTCACCGTTCTGGATCAAAACAGCACCCACACAAGGACGCACAGACACATACAACAGCGGTGTAAGCCGCAACGGTGCCAACACTGGAAATATCACATTCACTGTGCCACAGGATGCACCAGACACCTTGTACTATGCAAGTGAAACACAGTTCAATATGCAAGGACAGTTGACCATTATTGATGGAACCCCGGGAACCGGACCAGGATTTTGGATTCAAGCAGAGCCCGGAGTCGAAGGTGTGTTACCTTGGTCGCCCAATATTTCCAGTAGAGATGTGCTGGGAGTAACCAACAATGGCGAAGATCTTGGCGCAGTAGAATTTGAAGTACCTTCGTCCACTGCACAAAGTTTTTACTATGGTCTTACCAGCATAGGAACTGTTGACCTTGCCACTAATTTAACGTTTAGTCAGATCAACAACATTTTTCTTTCTGAATTTTTTGCTGCCAACCCGTCAGGCATTGATGGCATTACCAATCTAAATGGCCGTACTGTGGTGTTCCTTAACACAACCACAGACTCAGAAAGTTGGGAAAATATCACTCAGTATGATCCACTGCTTCCGGGTCAATTGGGCACTGGTACTTTTGATACTACTTCTTTTGCGCAGGCCACACTGCTCACACAAGATCAACGCTACGGTGTATGGCAAATAAACTATGTAACATCATCTGGCGGCCAACAGTACATTCAATTGAATGAAATATTGCCAGTTGCCAATTTGGAAAAATTCACTATTGCATTTGGAACTCAATACTCAAACACCGGCTGGTATAAAGATGCCAGTGGTTATTTTGAAGCGATTCCGTTGCTGACAGCAATTAAAGAAGTGCTATTCTATCAAGATGGCACAGATCCTGGAATTTTTGGGCAAATACGTCTGATTGATCAAGATAACGCAACCACAACCTACATCGATGACATAATCGGAAAACAAACCTACACAAGTTCAAATGGCGTGGTATTCTCCAATGGTCTTAAGGTGCAATTCCGCGGAACTACTGTGCCAGCCGAGTACGAAAATGAAGAATACTATGTTGAAGGTGTTGGCACAGCAATTAAGTTATTGCCAGTTAAAGATTTCGTTACACCCGAGCCCTACACTCAGAATTCTCCTATTCCTTTTGACAGTTTACCATTTGACGTTGGCAACTTTGATTACACATTAAATGCACCATTGATTCCGGAATATCTTACAATTAATCGTGCCAGCCCAGACCTCAACGCTTGGTCACGCAGCAATCGCTGGTTCCACATTGATGTGATCACAGCCGCTGCCTCTTATAATAATACCGTGCCGGTATTAAACAATTCGCAACGTGCCAAACGTCCTGTTATTGAATTTTATGCTGGAACACGACTGTTTGAATTTGGCAGCCAAGGCAAGCAACCGGTCAACATTGTTGATTTCGATGAAACAGATGCAATGAGCAACATCAATGGATCAATAGGCTATGGAGTCGACGGCTATGATTTTGTTCAAGGTACTCGTGTCATTTTTGCAGCCGATACGGATCCGCAAGTTAGAAATAAAATTTATGTTGTGAATTTTATTGTACCGGACACTCAGCCACCATTGATTGCACAACCTATTATTAATCTAGTACCTGCGTATGATTCTGAAGTGCTGATCAATCAGACAGTTGTTAATCTTAATGGACTAACGCAACAGGGCATAAGTTACTATTTTGATGGTGTTGAATGGCTGCAAGCACAACAAAAAATAAAAGCAAATCAAGCACCGTTGTTTGACATCTACGACATAGATGGAGTCAGTTTTAGCAATCTGGCCAAATATCCAAGTACTACATTTGCCGGCAGTAAATTATTCAGCTATGCGGTAGGGTCCGGCGCTGCCGATCCTGTACTGGGCGTGCCATTGCGTTATTTGAGTTTAAATAACATTGGCGATATTGTATTTGATAACAATTTCTACACAGATACTTTTATATATGTTGTTGGTAATTCTGCTATCAATACTGATGTCAGCGCGGGATTTGCATATCAATATTTTGATCGTGTGTTGTACAAGCGACAACTGGGCTGGCAAGTGGCAGCAACACCAAGTCTAATTCGACAACAGTTTCAATTTACCTATGATGGATCGCCTTTGCGATTCAATATTAGCATACCCAACAACACTGTGGTTCCTGCAATTCAACTGTTTGTAGGCAGTGAGTTTATATTGCCTGCAGACTACACAGTAACACGCACTTCTACCACCACTACAATTGTTTTAAGTAACATTTATACTCCAGGATCTCAAATTGAAGTGCAGGTGTTAAGTGAACAGGACAGCAACAACGGGTATTATCAAGTACCAATTAACTTGTCCAACAACCCGTTTAATATCAACAGCCCTGATTTTACACTAGGTACTATACGAAAACATTACGAAAGTATTGCTGAAAACCTACTAGATTTCACTGGCAATATTAACGGTGCCAATAATACTCGCGACCTCGGCAACATCGGACGTTACGGCACAGTTATTCTGCAACAAAGTGCGCCATTGACTCTGGCTGGCTTCTTTATGCGAAGCAGTGAATACAATATTTTTAAGTCGCTGGAGTTTAACGACAGAGAATACAATAAATTCAAGAATAGATTACTGGAAAATTCTATTCGCAGTGAATGGAGCAACCTGACAACTAGTGAAATTTTTGACAGCATTGTCACAGATCTCAACACAGGTAAAACTAACCTAAACAGTTTCTTCTACAGCGATATGTTGCCCAGTGGTAATGTGTACACCGATACTGTTTACACTGTGACACCAATTACCACTGGCACGTTTGACACCCTGCAAACTTATACATTTACTTCTGCCAACTTCTTGGGACTGTTGGTCTATCTAAACGATACTTTGTTAACACTGAACTATGATTATACTGTGGCAACAGATGGTCCTAGAATCACAATTACAACAACACTGGCAGTAGGTGACACAATTACCATTCGTGAATATGCTGATACCACAGGTAACTATGTGCCTAATACACCTACCAAAATGGGCCTGTATCAGTCGTTCAAACCAGAAATTTTTCTAGATGAAAATTATGTAAACCCAACTGTGGTTATTCGTGGACACGACGGCAGTATCACTGCGGCATTTGGCGATATCCGTGATGACATCTTGTTAGAATTTGAACGTAGAATTTTTAACAACTTAAAGACTGAAGGCAATCCAGTTCCGATATCACCAGAAGAAGTGATTCCGGGCTACTTCCGCACAACTGATTATACTCAGAGTGAAATTACAACCATACTTGGTGAGAGTTTCTTAACCTGGGTTGGCCAAAATAAAATTGATTACAAAACTCAGCAATACATTAGCAGTAATCCGTTTACCTACAACTATAGTCAGGCTGGCGACCGAGAAAAAGATTTACCGTTGCTGGGTGCCTGGCGCGGGATCAGTAGATATTTCTATGATACTCAAAGTCCAAATTACACACCCTGGGAGATGTTGGGCTTCAGCCAAAAACCCGATTGGTGGGAAACACGCTACGGGCCTGCACCTTACACACAAGACAACTTGGTTTTATGGGACGACATACAAGCAGGTGTGGTTGCCGATCCCAACGGGTATTATGTACGACCAGAGTTTGTAAGACCAAACTTGTCAACATACTTTATACCCACTGGTACAGAAGGTCAGTTGCTGGCACCACTGTACAGCGTGGTCGGACAGTACGACCCCAATGTCTGGCGCAAGAGCTGGGTAGTGGGCGACGGTGGCCCTGCAGAAGCTGCCTGGTGGTCCAGCAGTAGCTATCCGTTTGCAGTTATGCGATTACTGGCGCTGACACGTCCGGCAAAATTCTTTAGTCTGTTTGCAGACCGAGACCTTTACAAGTACAGCACTGAATTTGAACAGTACCTATACAACACACGTTACCGACTAGACGCACAAGGCGTACAAGTGTATGGCGGCAATGTCAACACATCAACCGGTGTAGTTACTCCGGTCAGCAAGGCCAGCTACATCAACTGGATCGTTGACTACAATCAACAGCTGGGAATCAACTCAACACAGGCACTGGAAGCGGCCTTGGCAAATCTTGACGTTCGCCTGTGCTGGAGAACCGGCAGTTTTACCGATAAACAATATCTCAAGATATACACCGAGCGTTCAAGTCCCAATAGTTTGAACTCAAGTTTACTGTTGCCCGACGAAAGTTATGATTTATTGCTGTACAAAAACTCACCGTTCAGCTCAGTTGCATACAGTGCAGTAATTATTCAACTCACTGATGCAGGGTATGCAGTGTTTGGGTACAGTACTACAGACCCATACTTTAATATTTTTGCAAGTCGTACCAGTGGAGAGTTACAAACAATCAGTGCCGGTGGCAGCACGGTGCGTGTGCCAAAGCAGTACACCAATGACATTGTGCAAGTTCCTTATGGATTTGTATTTGCAAATCAATCGTCAGTAGTTGATTTCTTACTGAGTTATGGTGAATATCTAAGGTACCAGGGTATGGTATTTGACACTCGTGAAAATGGCTACACACTGGACTGGAAACAGATGGCCAACGAGTTTCTTTACTGGGCCAACCAGGGCTGGACTATAGACAGTTTGATCAATCTAAATCCTGCTGCCTTGCAATTGATTGCAGAAAAGCCTGGCGCTGTGGTTGATAACATCACTGTGCAGAATCCAGAAAACATGTTGCTGGATCAAAATCGCACACCGTTTGATGCTAGAAATTTGATAATTGAACGATTAGAAAATAGATTCACTGTGACCAGTGCAAACAATCAATCAATTGCCTATGCAAAAATACAGTTCGTTAACTACGAAAACATTGTAATACTGAACAATGTCAGCATTTTTGCTGACTTGATTTACAATTCGGCCACAGGTGCACGCCAGAACCGAATTTACATTACAGCATTCACCACAACAGAATGGAACGGAACATTAAACGCCCAGGGATTTGTACTCAATCAAGACAATGTACAATTGTGGATTCCGAATCGCAAGTATGCCAAGGGCGAAATTGTCAGTTACAAAAACAATTACTGGTCTGCACAAGACATTATCCAGCCAAAAATAGAATTTGCCTATTCTGACTGGGTCAAGAGTGACTATAGTAAAATACAAAAAGGACTGTTGCCTAACATTGCCAACAAGGCAGATCAATTGGCCAACAGCTATGACACACAGACTGCAAATCTTGAAAGCGATAATGATTTATTAAGTTACGGACTGATTGGTTTCCAACCGAGAGAGTACATGGTAGCATTGAATCTTGACGATACAAGTCAGGTCAACTTATACAAACAGTTTATTGGCAGCAAAGGCACAATATTGAGTGCAGAAATATTCACTGGTGCAAATCTTGGAAAAGAAGCCGCTGACTACCAAATTTACGAAAACTGGGCGGTCCGCCGCGGAACATACGGTGCCAATGCAAATCGAAGTTTTATTGAATTAAGATTAAACGAAGCATTGTTACAAAGCAATCCTTCTACCGTGCAAGTTATTGCGCCAGGCGAAACCAGTTTAGCAAATCAAACTATACTGTTGAATGACTTATGGCGCGAAAGTTACAAAATACCTACGCCTAACTTTTTAACAACTACCACAACTTCAGTCACTGACACTGCATTGCCAAGTGCAGGATATGTTAACATTAATGATGTTGACATAACAGTATTTTCTTTAGACGATCCAAGTAACATTTCTGCAAGTCTTGACACAGTAGGAAATGGAACACGAATCTGGGTTGCTAAAACTAACAGTTACGACTGGGATATATACCGTGCCACACAAACTCCGGGTAGAATTTCTCGGGTCAATGACAATCTTGACGGAACAAGTTTAGTAACATTTACACAGATACACAATTTAAATGTTGGCGACCTGTTGATTGTACGATTCTTCAATGACTCGTTCAATGGTGTATATCGCGTATTAACAACACCTAAACCCACCACAATAACTGTTGCTTATACATTCCCAAACAGTAATCAAACTGCCATAGCCGGGTCTGGACTGGGATTCTATCTGGACACAATGCGTGTTGCTCAGGCTAGCGATGTTGGTCAATTGTCTTACGCCAATGACTTGGTGCCAGGTGCACTGGCCTGGGTAGACAACAATGGTGCTGGCCTATGGGAAGTACTTGAAAAGCAAAATGTTTTTTCACCCAGTTACTCTCTTGATGCAACTATTCCTCAAGGTAACACTGGATATGGTTCAAGCATTGCTCAAGCATATGAAAATATTGCAGCACTGGTTGGTGCACCAGCATATGGCAGCAGTGGCGCAATATACACGTACCTGCGTGGTCAGAATAGCATATACGAAGAAAATTTATTATTGCAATTGTACACCACTGGCACAGCAGGATACGGTAGTGCATTGGACATAGGATATCAGTCCTGGGCCATTGCCGGCGCCCCTCAAAGCAACAGTGGCGCCGGATACACAGTTATAATCTACCGTTCGCCTGCCAGTAATAAATTTCTACAAACGCAACTGTTGATTGCACCGGATTATCTTTCAAGCGCAGGTAGTTTTGGATCGTCGGTTGTAATCAGCAGAGACGAACGTTGGGCATATATTGGAGCACCAGATCAAGATTCGGTGTATGCATACGGCCGTGTAGATGAACAAATTCAGCATGTTGAGTATGTTGGCGATGGCATCACTGCTTCGTTTAATTATGATAACAACTTGGTATTTGATCTGGCACAACCCGGACAGATCACCGTGCTGCTCAACAACGTTGTACAACGTTACAGTATTGACTATGATCTAAGTTCAACTGCTGTGATATTTAATACACCACCGTTGACAGATTTGCCAATTGTGATAGCACGAAACATGCTGGTACATCTGGACACTGAATCGTATTACAATGTTGAGCAAGATTCAACAACTGGAATAGGATCTGATGCAAAATTTACCATCGATCGTGTTCGCGGAACATACAACGTTTCATTGACCACATCAGGCATTGGTTACGTCAACGGTGACGTTCTTACAATAGATGCAGCCACCATTGGCGGCGGCTCGTCACCTGCTAACGACTTGACTATCACTGTGACTGCAATTACTTCTGGAGGAATAACTGCATTTACATCCACAGGTTCAGGGGTAAGCAACACATCTGTATTTGATCTGCAACCATTGTTGTACACTGCAACAAACATTAATTCTTTCAGTGTCAGTGTTGATAGTATTTTACAACGCCCGTACATTGATTATACATTTGCAGGTACCACTGTGACTTTTGACGCAGGATCTAATCCACCTGCTGGCAGTGACATTGTGGTTGAATCTAGCACTTATTTTAAGTATGTTGATACTTTCAGTGGTCCTGTTGGATCTGGATTTGGAACAAGTTTATCTCCAGGAACAGATGGAAGACAGGTAGTAATTGGTGCACCAACTGACACCATTGATGCACTGGCCGCAGGCAGCACCTATGTGTACGATCGCAGTGTGGCCAGATATCAAGTGGGCATTGGTGAAACAACCACAACAACATTTGCATTGCCAACAGGATATGCAGAACCTGTTTCGGTGTTGATTAACAATACCTTCTTGCAGAATAGCAATCAGTTCATTGGCGGCGAATTCACTGTGACCGGCGGCAATGTGGTATTGTCCAGTAGTGTGACGTTGGCAGTTGGCGACATAATTGAAATTGAAAGTAACATATTCCAGCCAGTCCAGCAAATCACAGTCAAAACACCATTTGACGAAGCACAGTTTGGTACAGATGTTGATATGTGTCCAAATAACTGTAGCGTTTACATCGGTGCGCCAGCAGATGGCACTGTTTATGTTGCTGCCGGCAGTGTGCAACGTAATGTAAACCAAGCCCGTGTGTACGGCGTAATAACATCCACAATTGCCAATCCAGCATTGACCGCTGGCGACACTATACGTGTCAACAATTATGAAGTAGCAGTTCCGGCCAGCCCTAACAACACAATTGCTGGATTAGTCAACGCAATCAACAACACCAATGGCGGAGTTGGCATTCCTAATGCAGTGGCCACACTGGCACCTGATTTGCGGTTTGTTGGCACCAACACTACAAAAACATTTGATATTGGTGTAACTTATTCGCAATGCTCTAGTTATACCACTGTGGTCTATGTTAATGATACATTACAAACAGTTAATTTTGACTACACTTATAACAACACCACAGGCATTATTACTTTTGCTATTGCTCCAGAAGGTGGTGCAATTGTACGTGTAGTCCCAGGTATAGTGACGTTGAGCGTTATAAATGCCGCGGCTACACTGCCCTATACACGACTTGAAGTCTTGCCCGGAGTTGTTGGCACAGCATTTACTGACATTGGATTTGTAAATTACGCATACACGCAAACTATAACAAGTCCTAACCCAACACTGGGTGCAAATTTTGGCTCCGCAGTGTTTATCAACACAGACGCAACCACTGTGGTGGTTGGAGCTCCAACTGGCGACCTATATCAACCAGTTACATTTGATGCTGGACAAACATATTTTGATGATCGTAGTACAATCTTTTCAACTGTGATTATTCAGAGCGGTGTAACATATACGTTTGATTATTTGCCAAGCGCAACAGACTCGGTAATTGACCCCGGGCAGTTTGTGTTTGGACAACAAATGTACGACAGTAACATTGTTGCGCTTGACCGTTATGGGTCGGCCATCAGCTACGTGACAGGAAGATTGTTAATTGGATCTCCTGGCAGCGATCTTGGCGATAGCAGTAATTCTGACGTGGGTCGTATCAGCGTGTTTGAAAATGCTGACAGAACCCCGGCCTGGACCGTCAAACACCTACAACAACCTGTAGTTGATGTTGCTTTGTTAAATTCTGTGTACATGTACGATAAATTGGAATCTACAATTACATCATATTTGGATTTTATTGATCCGTTGCAAGGCAAAATTCTTGGAGTCGCCAGAGAAAATATTGATTACATTGGTGCAGTAGATCCTGCAAACTACAACAATGGACCTATACGCAACATTGGTAATCCCTGGGGAGCAGGAAGAGTAGGAGAAATTTGGTGGGACACAAATTCAGTGCGCTTTATTGATCCCAACCAGGATGATATTGTGTATGCAAGTCGTCGTTGGAGTCAAGTTTTCCCGGGCAGCAGTGTAGACATCTATCAATGGATTGAAAGCGATGTGACTCCGGCCGGGTATCCTGGTCCAGGAACTCCGCTGAGTATTTTAAGTTATACTATACGCACAGAACTCAATACCGATAATATTTTTGCAACTCGTTATTACTACTGGGTGCGTGATATTGCCACAGTAAACACCACTGCTGGTAAAAAACTAAGCACCACTGCCATTGCCAATTATATTGCTGACCCGCGATCCAGTGGTATTTCTTACCTGGCAGCACTGAACGCAAGCACTGTTGCAATCTACAATGTAAATGAGTTGATCAGCGCACAAGACACAATCTTGCACGTTGAATACGATCGCATTAAAAACGATGACAACGTTCACCAAGAATACGAACTGATTGCCGACGGTGTAGCCGATAGTTTCTTAAGTGCTAACTTGTATCTTAAACTGCAAGACAGTTTGAGTGGAGTTAACGTAACTGGTGCCGCTGTGCCAGATCCAACGCTGAGCCCAGCTGAACGCTATGGCGTTGAATTCAGACCTCGTCAAAGCATGTTTGTTGATCGCTTTGCCGCGTTGAAAAATTATCTTGGCTATGCTAATCGAGTGCTGGCAAATTATCCTGTGTCTGAAACAAAGAGTTTTACTCTGCTTGACAGCAGAGAACCAGAGCCGGCTGCAGGCAGCGGTGCATGGAATCTTCGTGTTGCAGATCTGACAGAACTGGGTTATCAAAATCTAGTCTTGGTGCCGCTTGGTTATCGTTATCTGGTTGTGACAGATTCAAGCAATTCTGGATTCTGGACCATATATGAAGTTGTGTCTAGTACGTTAACTGGATCTAAAGAACTAACGCTGATACGAGTGCAGAATTACGACACACGCCGATATTGGTCTTATATCAATTGGTACTCTCCGGGCTATGATAACACATTAAATCCGGTTGCAACAGTGGTAAATTATACTCAGTTATCTGGATTAACATTTAACGTTGCACCAGTTGGATCAAGTGTCAAAGTAACCAATGCACCTGCCGGCAAATATGAGATTTTTCAACGCACGCCTACAAGTTGGGATCGTGTTGGCCTCGAAGACGGCACCATTGAATTCAGTGCAGAATTGTGGAATTACTCGCTTGGTAATTTTGGATTTGACGCTGAAGTATTTGATGCACAGTATTTTGATCAAGAACCAGTGATCGAAACACGTAAAATTATTCAGGCAGTGAATCAACAGTTGTTCATTGATGAGCTGGCAATCAATCGAAATCGTTCGTTGATCCTGATGTTTGAATTTATCATGAGTGAGTTTTCTAATCCAGACTGGTTGATGAAAACCAGTTTGATTGATGTCGCACACAAAATTCGTAATCTGATTCCGTACCAATCGTATCGTCAAGACAATCAGGATTTTGTACTAAACTACATTCAAGAAGTCAAGCCATACCATACGCAAATTCGCGAGTTCAACTTGTCATACGACGGTAATGATGAATACATGGGCATGTTGACTGATTTTGATAATCCAGCATACTGGGATCCCACATTGACGGTGCCGCAATTTATTGGTCCTGTGCTGTTGCCCTACACTGAATCAACCGCCAATAGCAACACCAATGACAATGCTGACATAGAGTCTAGTGCCATAATATGGACAGAAAATCCCTGGTCAGAATGGTTTAATAATTATACACTGAGTGCTGAATCTGTGGTCATAACCAGCCCGGGCACAGGATACAGTTATACAACAACAGTTGTGGTCACTGGTGATTGTGTCACTCCGGCAGAAATGACCGCGGTAGTCAACAGTGCTGGCCAAATAGTTGAGGTTAATGTTATAGAATCTGGCAGTGGATATGTGACCACTCCGGCAATAACTTTTGTGGGCGGTGGCACAGGCGCTGTTGCGGCAGTAGTCATGGGCAATGGTCTAGTTCGTCAGATCAAGACTACTATAAAATATGACAGATATCAATATTCAACCACCATTGTCGAATGGCAAGCAAACGTTTTATATGACGACGGAACACAAGTTAGATATGTAGACCGTGTCTGGCAAGCAAACAGTGGTGATAGTTTTGGAGTCCAAAGTGCTACATTTGATCCACAAGAATGGATAGAAATAAATGCCGGCACCTTAACCGGTGTTGACCGTACCATGGGCTTCTATGCTCCTACTGCCAACCAGCCTGGATTGAGTTTACCTTTGCTGATTGATGGTGTTGAATATCCCGGAGTTCAGGTATATGGTGTTGGCTTTGATCAATATCCCGGCTTTGACATTGCACCGTTTGATTCAACACCGTTTGATAACTTGATTTATGGACCAGAGGGTCGCCCAACATTTGATCAGGCCATACTGGACACTATTTTTGAAAGTGTATACACAGATCCTTACCTGGGAACTAGACCTACCAGTATCAATGTTGAAGGTGGCGGATACATTGACCAGTACTCAAGTTATGCACCCGAAGAACTGGTACCAGGCAGCGAATTTGACACACTGGATATTCGTGTGTATACTACCCCGGGCGCAGACTGGGCACGAGACGGGCATGGATTCCGTACAGAAGTACAAAAATTTACCAGCACATCGCTGGGAGAAACTTATAGTTTTGCCGGAATTGCACCTGTGCCTGCCACAATGATCATAACAAATCAAACAACAGGTCTTGATTTAACAATAGATGTAGACTACACAGCCGACTGGGCAGAACAAACTATTACACTGGACTCAAGTATACCTGTTGGTAGTGCAATAGTAATTACGTTGTACGAAATAGGTGGCGGAAATCAACTGCTCAAACGTTCTTACAACGGTGCGGAAATTGGAAATACTCTAGTGGTACCAGTTCAATATTCGTTGATCACTGAATTTGTAATTTTTGTCAATGGAGTATTGACCACAGACTATACGTTTAGTCAGTATTCCAGCACCAGCACAGAGTTGATTTTTGGAACCACCTACACCATCAATGATTACCTAATGGTGGGTGCAATTGGTCCAACCACAGTAGATGATTCATCTATTGTAGACTACAGCTGGTCTGTTCCAGTTACACAATACATTCCCGGTGTGACAGGCGTGACCACCTATCCACTGACCAACAGTATGGAGTATGTTAATCCTGACAACTTGGTTATCACAGTGAATGGTCTACGTGCAAGAACATCAGCAGGTATTGAATATCTGGCCGATGGCACAACAGACTACCTGCTGCCAGAACGACTTGGATTCTCACAATCAATCATTGCTGATAACGAAGTTCATGTGTATGTTGACAATATTCCACAAGTGCTAGGGGTTGATTTCATAGTGGAACCGTATGATCCATACACACCTCGCGCTGTGATGTTTACTACACAGTTGTCACTGGGCGAAAAAGTGTTGATTTGTGTCACCACAAATGCACAAGCAATAGCAGTTGGGAATCAATTGTTGTTTAACCCTGCCGGCGGGCTAGTACCAGTGGACGGTGATGTTATTGCAGTAACCAGCTGGAACGATACACGTCAACAAGATATACTAACGCAGGTATATGTTGGCCCAACAACAGGAGCCGCATTATTTCAGGAGCCTTACGACGCTACCGATTATGATGTTGGGCTTGTGATCAATGAACCTGGGTCATATGATTATTCAGCAGTACAAAGTGTCACTCGCAATAATTTATTTTTGAATAGAACAATTGTTAACCCTGACAATCTCTGGGTCACACTCAATGGCCGCCGCATATTTGTATACGATGACTTTACAATTGTAAATGATACAATCGTATTGGCCGGCGGCTACATCATGCTGCCAACCGACGTGATTGTGATTACAGAGTTTACCAACAGTGTTGCTCCAGAAGCAATGGCATTCCGTATATTCCAAGACATGCGCGGTGTGCAGGCCACATATCGTATTACCCCTGCCACCACAACATATCTGGTTGAACCATTGGCAGCGGATGATGACACAGTGTATGTACACAATGCGGCTGCACTGAATGAACCAAATTTAGCAAACAATGTATGGGGATTGTTAACTGTGAATGGTGAGCGCATCATGTACCGTACCCGTGACACTGTGCTAAACACAGTCAGCGGTCTGCGTCGTGGTACAGCCGGTACTGCTGCCGCTGATCATATTGTAAACGCTGATGTATACAACATCAGCCGTGGAAACTTGTTGCCAACGCAGTATCAAAATTATGTAGTAAGCAATCTTGAGAATGATACTGCTGTGTATCCTATTTTAGGAGACGGCACAAACACGATTTTTGTAGCGGAATATCTCAGTGTTAATAATTTAGATGATAGTACTACAATGGAAGAAGCAGTAGAAGTTTACATCGGCGGCACACTGCAATCTGGCGGATATACTATTACTGAACCTGGGCCGCCACCAGGGGTGCCAGGCTCGCCGTTTACTTTACAATTTGATACTGCGCCACCAGATGGTGTACAAGTTACTATTTTGGTACGCAGAGGCGTAACTTGGTACGCACCCGGGGTAGGCACAGCCAGCAATGGTGTAGCATTACAAGATACTGAAACCCGAGCCGCAAGGTTTTTACGTGGAGAATAATCAAGGTAAATAAAGTATGAATCAGAATACACCATTATCACAGCCGGTGCCACCGGCTAAGAAGCCCAATGAAACAGGATCAATTTCTGTTGAAGGACATATACGTATTTTTGACCCCAAAACCAAAGAAGTACTGGTGGAGAAGCGAGCATGATAATTCAACCTGGCCTAGCCAAAATTGAAGGATTTATAAAAATCCACGACCCTGCCTCTGGCAAAATACTAGTAGACAAAAAAAATGCAATACATTATGAAAATATTTCTATTGCTATGGCGCAGACGTTGAGCAACAGAAATGTTGGATATATCTATCAAATGGCATTTGGCAATGGTGGATCCAGCGTGGATCCCACAGGCATCATCACATACTTGCCGCCTAACACAACCGGCCAAAATGCCACACTGTACAACGAAACCTACGCCAAAGTGGTCAATGACAACTCTGCTGCCAACACTGACCCGGCCAACAACAAAATGACAGTGTTGCACACATCTGGTAAAGTGTACACAGATATTTTAGTAACATGTTTGTTAGACTACGGCGAACCGCCGGGACAACAAGCATTTGATAACAGTACAAACTTCAACGGTGAGTACGTGTTTGATGAATTAGGGCTTAAAACATGGAACGGAAGTGCTACAGATCTGCGTCTGATTACCCATGTAATATTTCACCCGGTACAAAAGAGTTTGAATAGACAGATACAAATTGATTACACCATTCGTATCCAGACGTTGACAAACCTTAGTGCGGCATAAATATAGATATATAATTGCATTATAAATACAATTAACGGAGTAAGACACAAATGGCATATACAATTAATCTAACCGATGGCACCATATTTGCTACTATTGCAGATGGTACTATCAATACTTCTAGTAACATGGTACTAGTTGGTAAAAACTACGCTGGCTACGGTGAATTTTTGGACGAAAACTTTATCCACTTGCTGGAAAATGCGTCCAATACAACTGCACCAACAGCACCGTTAACTGGTCAACTTTGGTGGGACAAATCCACCGGACTGATGAAAGTCTACAACGGATCTGCTTTTAAAGTTATTTCGGCTGCCACTGCCAGTTCTACCGCTCCAACCAGTAATGTTCAAGGTGATCTGTGGTATGACACAGTTAATGCACAGTTGAAAGTCTACACCGGAACTACCTTTTTGCTGGTAGGTCCGCAGTTTACTGCTGGAACCGGTGTGACAGGTGCTATTGTTGACACCATCACTGACAACACATCTGTCAGTCACGTAGTAATTAAATTATTCGTTGAAAATGCCGTAGTTGGCATTGTCAGTAAAGATGCTGCGTTTACTCCGCAGGTACCTCTTACAGGATACACCACAGTACGTCCCGGCATTACACTCAGCACCCTGGTAGGATCGCAGATTCCGTTGTTCCAAGGCACAGCAACTGACGCACAAATGCTGGACGGTATTGACTCCACTGGTTTCTTGTTGAGAAACACCAACCAAACCACAACAGGCACGTTTGGTGTGTTAAACAACACTGGACTGTCAGTGGGTGTTAACTCTGATTTCCGTGTTGGAGTGACCGGCACAACTGCAACAATTTTTAATCAAACCAGCGGTGGCAACATTGCGTTTAATGTCAACATTGCAGGAACCCCAACGCAGGTAATGTTGATCAATGGGGCAAATGGTATTGTGTCAGGTGCCAACGGCATCTATGCCAACTATGCCGACGTTGCAGAACGTTTTGCGGCTGATGATGTATTGACTGCTGGCACAGTGGTTGAACTGGGTGGCTCAAACGAAATTACCAAAGTTACCGGCGAATTGAGCGAAAGTGTGTTCGGTGTCATAAGTACTAGAGCAGCCTATTTGATGAATGCCATTGCTGGTACTGACGAAACACACCCTCCTGTTGCAATGACAGGCCGTGTCCCAGTTAACACAGTTGGCGTTGTACACAAAGGCGATAGACTTGTATCTGCAGGCAACGGACTAGCTAGAGCGGCCCAACCAGGCGAAGCAACTGCATTTAATGTCATTGGTAGATCACTAGAAAACAAATCTTCTACAGGCCAAGGCACGGTAGAAGCAATTGTCAAAATCAATTAATAGGATAATAACATGACATATGTTGTAAATGGACTAATAGAAGCAGTTGACTATAACGGGTTTGTTAGCACTAACGGCGCTAATGTAAACGGAATCTGGTCCACAGGTGCCGCAACAGCTGGATATGGTGAAACTGCGGTGAGCACTGTATCAGCAGGAGCGACAATTACTGCCACTCAGTGGTCTACTTTAAACAGTAGAATTTCATCCATGGCCAGTCATCAGGGTACCACCATTACCAGTCGTAGTAACCCAGTCACAGGCGCCACCATTGCGATTTTAGCAAACTTAAACACTGATATAACAAACATCACCGCTGCTCGTGGCAATGCTTCTGCCAGTGGCGCACAAACAACTACTTTCAGTGGCACAACCAGTAAAACCACTGCAACAGGTTCTGGATCAACTCCGTGGACAATCACGTTCACTCACACTGTGACCTGGGCCAGTGCCAATGCTGCTCGCTATTTTTTCAATGCTGGCGGACGTATCAAGTGGGAAACCAGCAAAACTTCAACTGGTAACTTGGCCGATGCAGAATGGAATGACTTGGCAAACACGCTTGTTGGTGACCTATTCATCACCGGCGGCAGTGTACTAAATCCACAGACAATTGCTGGCACGCCATATACAGGCACTACTAAATCAGGCGGAACTGGTACACCAGTTACATTAACTACCACAACTGGCTGGTATAACTTGTTAACAACCGACACACTAATTTATAAACAATTTGCAGATACTGCTCCGTACACAGGACAGTTTATTGCAGTAAATGCCAAAACAGCAGGTGCCGGGACACAATTGGTATTGACCACAACCTGGGTTGATCCAGGCGGTTCAGGCACAGGTTCCAGCGACGTGATTTCTGGCGGTACTGCCACAGCATCACCATTTACAAGTTTTGGAACAGCACCTACCACATTGGTCACACTGTTTGTACCCAGTGCAACATATCTAACCAGTGCCGCGTGGGGCACACCAACTATTGCAGCCGCAGTTGCGTAACTGATCATAAGCGGTTTACCAAAAGGGCCTCCGGGCCCTTTACTTTTATCTATCTTTGTTGTATAATATCACTATGAATACTGAACAATTAATTGCACACGGTCGTGCTCGATTTGATCATGCGGCAGCCAAACGAATCCTTAAAGAAAAGTATCAGGCCAAACTGACATTTGCACACGCTGGCGGTATGTGGTGCGCCGGGCCAGAACTGTTGGTCATGTTGGCCACAGTACCCCCGGGCAATGCAGTGATTTTGGATCTGTATGAAACACCAGTACAGATCAATCCTGAAGAGCTGCGCGGTATGGCCATGCAGCGATGGCAAGAACAAATGAACGCTTGGTTGGCCGAACACGAAGAAATCAGCAAACAACGATGACCACAGGAGCATTGATATTTGCATTCAACAACCAGCAAATAGATTATGTTGCTATGGCTAATTGGACAGCTGGCAATATTCATAGACATTTGAATATTCCTGTCTGTTTGGTCACTGATCGCCTACCCGCTCTGCCGCATGTGTTTGATCGCGTAGTAATTGCCGCACCCGAAGGTGCTGGGCAAAGATATTTTTCTGACTATGATACCACAGTGACCTGGCACAATACAAATCGCATGGATGCATATAAGTTAAGCCCGTGGAATCAAACACTAGTACTTGATGCCGATTATGTGGTGGCAAGTGATCAACTGTTGACTATGTTGGCAAGTGGTCAAGACTTTGTATGCTATCGTTGGGCCCGAGACGTAACTGGACTACAAACTTTTGAAGATCTAAATTACTTCGGTATCCATCGCATGCCCATGTGGTGGGCCACTGTGATGATGTTTCGTCGGAGCACAGCCGCAGAATTACTGTTTGGTTCAATGCAAATGATTCGTGACAACTGGACACACTACAGGAATCTGTATAAAAATCCCAACCCTACCTATAGAAATGACCATGCACTTAGTATTGCGTTAAATACTTTAAACGGGCACACGTTACAGGTTGATTCGATCCCAGGAACATTAGCAAGCCTTACTCCGGAACACAGATTAACTCAGCTTGATGTAGATTCATACCGAGTAGACTTTTTGACACCAGACAAAAAACCACGATGGATCACATTGACTCAAGATTTTCATGCCATGGGAAAACAACAATTAGGAGCAATAGTTGCCAATCCTCTCTGAACGCGGATATTTGATTCCGGCTGTGAACACAGACACAGTCAGTTATACTGACTGTGCAGAACAGCTGGCCATGAGCATACGCCAATGGCATCCTGATGCTAACATAGCTATATTAACCAATGATCGGTGCGACTGGTCATTGTTTACTCATGTAATTGAACTGCCGTACGGGGATCAAAGCGGCTATGCCAATGACTGGCAGGTGTTCCGCGCTAGCCCGTACAGGCAGACAATCAAACTAGAAGCAGACATGATTGCGGCCAGCCCGATCGATCACTGGTGGACCATGCTTGAAAAACGTGATGTTGTGATCAGTCAAGGTTGTAGAGACTTTTATGATCAGCCTGCTGCCAGTAGATATTATCGTCGACTGTTTGATGAAAACAATTTGCCCGATGTATACAACGCAATAACTTATTGGCGTCTAAGCAAAACAGCACAGAATTTTTTTAGTCTAGTAGAGAAAATCTTTTCAAACTGGGGTTCTTACAAGACTCTACTGAAGTTCCCAGAAGAAGTTCCCAGCACAGATGTAGTGTATGCTATGGCCGCACTGATCATTGGGCCAGAACTGGTCACGTTACCTGCGGGACTGGGGCCAACTATTGTACACATGAAACAACACATGATTGCCACACACACTGACAATTGGACCGAAGAATTAGTTTGGGAAAACACTAACCCGGGACTACGAATCAACACAGTAGCACAACATGGCTTTGTGCATTATCACAATAAAAATTGGAGATTGCAATGAGTAAAGAAGAAGATAAGTTCAAAAAAAGCAAACGTTTGCTCAAAGACGAAAATGCTGTGGCCAAACAAGTTAAGATTGCCAAGGCATACGGGCTAACTGAAAAAGACAAAGCAATAAAAGAGCCGCATCGATTGGCCAAGCATCATGCCATGGACTGTGGCAATCCTCAATGCCCCTTGTGTGGAAATCCTCGCAGAACACACAAAGACACACTGACAGCACAAGAAAAGCGTTTATACCAAGACGTCGATAACATCACGGACCGACACTCAAACGGCATTCCACCTAAAGATGAATGAAACAACTGAAAATTTTTGGAAGGCCTGGGCCGAACCAGTTCTGGAACCTGCACCTATCTTTTTTAGGTTATACTACAACCCGCATGGTCAACCAGTATCTTACAGCATGGAAGACTTGCCAGGTAATTACATAGAGATTGATGCAGATACATATCAACGCAGTTCGTTTAATGTTCGAGTTGTTGACGGCAAGTTAGTACACATTGTGCCAAAAAAGATCACAAGTAAATTAAAACCTGGTACAACAGGAACTCCTTGCTTACCCAACAATGTTTCTGTTGTTGTACCAGTCGATCAACCGAATATTAAATGGAGTTTGAAATCTAATGAACAGAATTGACGTTGCAGATCTAGACTGCATATACCTGACCTATGATGAACCACAGAAAGAAGAATTCTGGGTCAAGATCAAAAATATGGTGCCCTGGGCCAAACGTGTAGACGGCGTCAAAGGATCAGATGCGGCTCACAAAGCCGCTGCCGCTGCCAGCGACACAGAACGATTTATATTGATTGACGGCGACAACATGCCGGATCCAGAGTTCTTTAATCAAACATTAACATTTCCCACTGCTGAATATGAACGTGCAGTGTTTCGTTGGAGAGCACGTAATCACATCAATGGCTTGATGTACGGCAACGGCGGCATGAGTTCGTGGACTAGAACATTTGTCAACGAAATGAAAACACATGAAAACTCAGATGGCACAGCCGCCACTGAAGTTGAGTTTTGTTTTGATCCCTTGTATTGGGCCATGCATGACTGTTACTCAACCACATACCCCAATGGGTCGGCTTTTCATGCATGGCGTGCCGGATTCCGTGAAGGCGTAAAGATGTGCCTGAATAAAGGTGCTAGACCCACTGTGGCAGAATTTAAAGACCGTGTGCATCAACGCAATCTAGACAACTTGACTGTGTGGCACAATGTGGGTCGTGATGCTGAACACGGAGTTTGGGCCATTGCTGGCGCAAGAATGGGCACATACATGACCATGTTGACCAACTGGGACCATAAAGAAGTACAGTGGTTTGATTCTTTAAATGCTTTGTGGGATACTGTCAAAGACATTGAACCAGAATTATTGTTAGGGCGTGTGGCCGAAGAGTTGAGCACACAGTTAGACTTGCCAATGGTCTGGTATGAAGAAGAAGCCAGCAAGTTCTTTAAACATCATTATCGTACTGGCTGGCACAATCAAGGCATTATGATTCGTGAAATTGATGTAATTAGAAAGCAAGAAGGCTGGTAATGAGCAAAGGCGATCAAAGCCGTTTCATGAGCTCTGCAGAGCAGATGAAAGAAGATCTTGGTCCTGCATTGTGCCTGGCCAAGTGGAAGCAAGTAAGCCTGCACCTGCCCACAGGACTCAACAATAGTTGTTACCACCCTCCACTGCATCAAATTTCTGCAAATGACCTACAACGCTCGGGTGGAATACACAACACTGAACACAAAAAACAACAACGCATGATGATGATTCGTGGTGAAAAGCCCACTGAGTGTCAGTATTGTTGGAACATGGAAAACTTGGGTAAACTGTCTGACCGACACTATCGTTCTGGTGAAGCCTGGGCCGCTGTAGACTTTGAAAAAATTAAAAATAGTGTAGGCAACGAAGATGACGTTGTTCCTAGTTATGTAGAAGTAAACTTTAATCATGCCTGCAATTTAAAATGCAGTTATTGTAGTCCGCAGTTCAGCTCTAGTTGGGGAGAAGAAGTAGAACGACACGGTGCATACCCTACTAGTAAACCACACAATGCCCCGGAACACTTTGTAGGCAATCGTAAACCTATTCCAGTGCGTGAAGACAATCCCTATGTTGATGCATTTTGGGAATGGTGGCCAACACTATACCCAGAACTAGTACATTTTAGAATGACTGGCGGCGAACCGCTGATGGATAAGAATACCTATCGAGTATTCGATTATGTGTTGGCCAACCCCAATCCTCGACTGCATTTGAATGTGACATCAAACTTTTCAGTAGAAGACCAACTTTTTAAAAAGTACATAAGTTATGTAAAGCGTCTTTGTACGCCAGACATTGAACACTTCATGCAGTATGTTAGCCTAGATTCTGGTATACCTGCACAAGCAGAATACATGCGTCACGGACTAGACTATGGCCGTATGGCCAATAATGTTGAAGAATTCCTAACAGATATTCCATATCGCAACAGTCTGACGTTCATTATCACAATGAACAACTTAACTGTAACCGGGCTTCCTGCTCTGTTAAAATGGATATTGGAATTGCGAAAGACACATTCAACAACCTATCAACGAGTGTGGTTTGATACTCCTGTGCTTCGTGAACCTGCATGGCAAAATTTACAAATACTGCCAGAAAGTTACGCAACACAATTAGAACGTGCTAGAGATTACATGCTGGCTAACATGGTCACAGAGACGAATCCATTGCACGGGTTCAAAGACTATGAAGTTCAACGCATTGAACGTGACATTGCATGGATGCGCGAAGGACAGCACAAAGACAACTCAATTGCTCGAGCAGACTTTTATCGTTTCTTTAACGAACACGACCGTCGACGTGGCACAGACTTTTTAACAGCCTTTCCAGAAATGCGAGCATGGTGGGCAGAATGTGAGTATCATGCTCGGCAATCGTAAATTTATCATTGATACAATGAGTGAGGTTTACAACATAATGAAACCTCACTCGGATGATGAGTTGTGGGATCTAGGCGCACATGAAACACAAACTAATTCAATCTATCTGTTAGGCCGCAAGCAGATGGTCGAACATACAGATCGTATTAGAGAAATGGTTGTTGACCCGACTATAACTGTTATATTTGGCAACAGCGCCGAAGGATCTAAAACGGTCATAGATCAATTGCGTGTGTTAAAAATAGAAGATTTGGTATTGTCAGGAAAGATACTGCTGTTGAGTGGCGGCGAAATTGAATCTCGGTATCCATACTTGTTGCATGAACATTTTATCACACACATACTAGATTATGAAGAAAACATTCAAGCACAGCAACACACTGATGAAATTTTTAACAAAAAAATTAAACCTTATAAATTTTTATTTTTAAACGGCCGGGCCCGACCTCATAGAAAATACCTGCTTGAAAGATTTCGTCAACTGAACATTTTAGACAGTGCAATCTGGACCATGCTGGATGGCCGTAGATCAAACAACATGTATTTTGATCTAGTTGAAAATGGTGCAGACTTGATTAATCAGAATACTGCGATTAAACACTTGCCGTCTGAATACGAATTTAAATTTTTTAAGAATAAATCTATTGCATTGGATCACCCACATAAATTTGCTAAAAATGAATTGTTTGACACTCACTGGGGCGAAATTTATTTAGAACCTGCTCCGTACATTGACACCTACTTTAGTTTGGTAACTGAAACTGTGTTTGAATATCCTTACAGTTTTAGAACAGAAAAAATTGCCAAACCATTGGCCATGGGGCATCCGTGGATCTGTGCCACCAGTGTGGGATTTTATCGAGACATGCACAAGTTGGGATTTCAAACATTTGGGCATGTGATAGATGAAAGTTTTGATTCTATCAATAATCATCAAGATCGAATGGAAAGAATAACAATGATAGTCAATGATTTGTGTCAACAAGATCTTGCAAGTTTCCTAAACGAATGCTATAATGTATGTAAATACAATCAACAACATCTTGCAGAAATGCGTACTCAAGTCCGTAAAGAGTTCCCGGCTCAATTCACCCAGTTTATAAAAAAATACATCAATGAATGATTTAGATTTTAAACATGAAATTTTAGACACCAAAAGCGCAAGTTTTTGCGCGGCCAAATGGTACAACGCTACCATATGGTTAGGATCAGGACAAACTACCAGTTGTCATCATCCGCCAGCACACGCAATTGACGTAGATGCATTGGCAACCAATCCTTCTGCGCTACACAACACAGCAAAGAAAAAAGATGACCGCCGGCTGATGTTAGAAGGAAAACGTCCCGCAGGCTGTGAGTACTGTTGGAAGATAGAAGACATGGGCAAAGACGCAGTGTCTGACCGTGTGTACAAAAGTAAAATTTACCCTATAAAGGCCTTAGATGAAGCATACAACACTCCACACACCGAAGATGTCAATCTTCGCACACTTGAAATTGCATTTGACCGCACTTGCCAATTTGCTTGTAGCTATTGTAACCCTGCTTTCAGTAGCACATGGGTTAATGATATCAAGCGAAGCGGCCCATATGTCGGCCTGGTGTCTGACGGGCGTAACCACTTTACTCATGCTCACGCTAGCAGTCAACTATACCGGTTTGGCGAAACGAATCCCTACGTTGAAGCGTTTTTTAAGTGGTGGGAAACAGACCTCCACCGCACACTCCAAGAACTGAGAATCACCGGCGGCGAGCCGCTGATGAGTGCTGAGACATGGAAACTGATTGACTGGTTTAAAAACAACCCTGGCAGATCAAACACTCGGTTGGCAATCAATTCAAATCTTGGTGCAGAAGTAGACGTTGATAGATTAATTGAAAGTACACAGGGATTAGATGTAGAAATTTATACATCAATGGAAGCAATCGGTATTGCCGCTGAATATATTCGAGACGGATTAGCCTATTACGAATGGGAAAAAAATGTAGTTAAATTACTAGACAGTCATGTAGGAGCAGTACACGTCATGGCCACAATTAATGCATTGTGTCTATCAACACTGCCTACACTACTGCATTATCTAGTGCAACTTAAATCAAAGTATGGTCGTGAGCGTGTTAATTTTACATTAAACATATTACGATTCCCTAGTTTTCAGAGTCCACTGGTATTGCCCAAGAAATTGCTTGTACGTCATATGTTTGACTTGTCTAATTTTTTAAACCGCTGGGAAAAGGTTCCTGGGATATTGCACGAACACGAAATTAACCACTTACAAAGATTGATTGATTACTTGGACGTGGTAAAAACACCGCACTCAGATGCGTTTGACTTGCCCAAATTGCACAATGACTTTAAACAGTTTTACACACAGTATGATCAACGACGTGGCAAAAACTTTGGCACTGCGTTCCCCTCACTAAACGAATGGTTCAACAATGACATTAGAACAACTTCTTAAAGATTTTCAAGATCGTTACGATCTCGTAGGTGTTATCAATCTTGATGACTGGTATGCCCGTGCTCCATCCGAACGTCCAGAATGGTTGAGGGATCGACTGCATAGTGTGTATCGTCCAGAATTTTCAGACAACCAGCGACTGGTCTTGACCTTGAGTCAAGGCGACGAGTATATTTCTGAAATGGATGCAGCCGGACAAATACTAACTGCATTACAAGAACAATTGAATCAAGTTGATATCAGTAATTTTTTTGTAGTGTTATTGGCCAACACACCAGATCAAATCGAACCAGCTCGCGCAGTCATGGCAAAATACAGCACTGATCCTATTCCAATTTCTGTAGAATATTTTGATGGCAGCTTACCTGCCAAGCGTATCACAACAGATCGACGAAATCTAGAATACAATTATAATTCATCGCGTCCTTTAAAAATTGCAGTGGACGATTTAACTGAGCAACAGAAACAATTGTTGTTGGAAAGCAATAATTTTTGCATATACCCTTGGGTACACCTTTATGTAGAACCCAATGGATCAGCATATCCCTGTTGCGGTGCCACCTACCAGGCTCAGAGTGTGCTGGGAAATACCAATCATACTCCTATGCGAGAAATTTGGAACGATCAGCCCATGCGAGATTTACGTTTACACATGCTGAACGACCAACCTAGCAAAACATGCAGTCGTTGTTATGAGCAGGAAGCAGCTGGATTTTTTAGCATGAGAAATTCGGCCAACAAGCATCACGGGCATCACATTGGCCGAGTAGATTCTACCGGTGCCGACGGCACTGTGGATAACTTTAGCATGATTTACTGGGATGTTCGTTTTAGTAACTTGTGCAACCTACGCTGCCGTAGTTGCGGCCCAAGTTTTTCCAGCTCTTGGTTTCAGGATCAATTGCAACTGGCCCCGGATTACGGAGACAAGCATAAACCACTAATTTTTGCTGGCAAGTACGAAACTGACCTGTGGGAACAGTTGATCGAGCATATTGATCATGTAGAGCAAATCTATTTTGCCGGCGGTGAGCCCATGATGATGGATGAACACTACCGTATCCTTGAAGAACTTGAACGCCGTGGCCGCGTTGATGTTAAGCTGATTTACAACACCAACTTTACACAAACTACCCTGAAGGATCGTTATGTATTTGATTATTGGAAAAAGTTTGACAGTGTAGCAGTGGGTGCCAGTTTGGACGCCATGGGTGCTCGTGGCGAATATATTAGAAAAGGCACAGACTGGGCAGAAGTAGAAGAAAATCGTCGAGTGATGATGGAAGTTTGCCCGGCTGTGGATTTTTATATCAGCGCCACAGTGAGTATACTCAATGCGTGGCATGTTCCGGATTTCCATCGTGATTGGAGTGAACGTGGACTGATTAATCCACGAGACTTCAACGTTAATATATTAACAGATCCCAAACATTACCGTCTGGACATAGCGCCTGAAGAGTACAAGAAAGAAATTGAAAAGAAATATCGGGCTCATTTGGCATGGTTAACACCGCAGGACAGTTTGCGCCGTGCCAGCAATGGGTACGAAAGCGCACTGACATTTATGAACGCTACTGACAATACCCATTTAATTGACACCTTTTGGCGTAAAACCAACGAACTCGACAGCATTAGAAGTGAGCGGATACTTGATGTATTACCGGAACTGGTAGCATTAAAATGAATATACCACATGATACCTTTTGCGTACTACCTTGGATTAGTCTAGAAGCAAGTCCAGTCGGAACTGTGCGTCCGTGTTGTTTAGCAATGGATGAAATTACAGACGATGCCGGCGACAAATACAAACTGGCCACCACCAGCCTAATAGAAATACAAAATAGTCGAGCAATGCAAACTCTGCGTGAAGATTTTCTGGCCGGAAAAAAGCCACAAAATTGCCGTCGTTGCTGGAATGAAGAACGTGCAGGTCGTACCAGTAAACGCATGCACACCTTGGACAGACTCAAGCATATGATTGATGCTGATGTTTCGTGGACCACGGATGCTATGCCACTGATGTTTCTTGATCTTAAACTGGGCAACATTTGTAACTTGAAATGTCGTATATGTGGCTCATGGAGCAGTAGCCAGTTTGCCGCCGAAGAAATTCGGTACAACAAGGCAGAAGAAACTCGTGGTAGTTTTGCTTATCAAATGCTGAAGGACGGTGCCTGGCCCAGAGAAAGTGCAGAGTTTTGGACGGATCTGGACCGACATTTAGATAATATACGCTACATTGAGTTCACTGGCGGTGAGCCTTTTATGATCAAGGAGCATTTCCAACTACTGCAAAAATTAGTAGATACTGGTCGTGCCGCCCAGGTCGAAATACATTACAATACCAATGGCACACAGTATCCAGAGGAAGGCGAGGCAATATGGAAACATTTCAAACATGTGGAAATTGCTGTCAGCATTGATGATGTAGAATCACGATTTGAATACCAGCGTAGCAATGCAGTCTGGGCCGAAGTGGTTGAAAATGTCGAACGCTTTAGACAACTGCGCAGTCGCAACAACAACATCACATTGCAGGCCTGCTGTACTATTAATGTGTTCAATGTGTACTATCTTGAAACAGTGGCCAATTGGTTAACTCAACAGGGATTTGATTTTATCTACTGGAACATGATGCACGATGCTTACTACTTCAGTATCAGTACATTGCCAGAAACTGCCAAAGCAGAAATTACTAAAAAGCTAACAACAGCGGCAGTTCCGCCTCGAGTGCTGAAAGAATTTGTAAGTGCGGCTGAGTTTATGAATCGAGGCAATAGCCTAGATGGAAATCTCCTGCGCATGAATCTACGTGACCTTGACTACAAACGAAAACAAAACTTAGCAGACGTGGCACCTGAGTTTGCGGCACTGATTGACTATGACTACAACAAAGCCTGACACCTTGTGCATGGCACCATGGACACATACATATCTAAGTCCTCAAACCGAACGTAGATTGTGCTGTGCGTCTCGAGAGCCTGCACAGAGTTTTGAACAGTACATTGATACCGAAGCAGGCACAGGCAAGTACACCCCCATCACTCTGGATCAGCACTGGAACAGCGATCACATGCGATCAGTGCGTCGACGCATGTTGGCTGGAGAAACTCTGCCCGAGTGCGATGTTTGTAACAGCAAATTATTAAATACTGATGTCTATCGCAGTTATTTCTGGCATTTGTTTCGACACAAGTATGATGATGTTGTTGCCACAACAGACAGCACAGGATATACCACAATGCTGCCGGTTAGTTGGGATTACCGTTTCTCAAACCTGTGTAACTTTAAATGCAGAACCTGCGGCGACATGTTGAGCAGTGCCTGGGAAACAGAACAAAAGACACACGACATGACCAACTGGCACAATCCCAAGAACAATTGGATGCGGCCAGAAATTCGTCGAGAAATAACCAAGTTTCAAGATGAACAGATTGAAGCAGAGTTTGCCGAAGCAGTGGAACAGCATCGTGTAGAAGAAGTGTACTGGGTAGGTGGCGAACCATTGATGTATGAACAGCACTGGCGCTACATGAAAAGAATAGTAGAACTTGGAGACGGAGGTAAAGTTTATGCCAGATATAATACCAATCTTAGTCGCATTGAGTATCGTGGTGTTAATTTATATCGTGATATTTTGGCTAATATCCGCGACTGGCAGATTTGTGCTAGTCTCGACGGAACCAGAGACATTGGCGAATACATCAGAACAGGGCTTGACTACTCACAGTTCTGTCGAAACTTTGAAGAAGGAGTAACGTATCAAAAAAATCGTAGACAGATGCGATTGGATTTTACGTTAACTCTGCCTGGCATGTTTGAGATTGCTAATATGGAAAAATTAGCACAGGATTACAACGTAGAATTGTTGGCCAAAGTAATCTTTAGTTTTGGCCCGGACATTGTAATGAGCCCATTGGCGATGCCACGTGAATTACTACATGCTTGGATTGATGAATTGTTGCCGCAGTGCAGTACACAGGTAATGAGAGACATGCTGACTCAACTGCGTACACGACCCACATTTGCTGAACAATGGCCGGACCAATATCAAGCAGGTATTGCAAAAGGCAAGGCTCGTGTGTTAAAATTAGAACAGATACGTACACAAAAAGTCACAATGACAGACATACTAAGCACAAGAAAAGATATACTAGAATGGTGGTTAAAAATTGCTTGATCATATAGAAATAGATCTACGTGGTGACACAGACTCGGACATTGTTACTGTACATATTGATGTGGCAGACAACAGCCTCAGCCGCAAATGGTTGACATCACTGAATCATTTGATTCAGCACAACTACCATTTGGAAAAAAACTATTGTTTTTTTGGATTCACTGCACATCGACGCAACGCCGAGTATCTGACAGACCAAATGAATCGTACTGTTCGTGCCATCAACGCAGCCGACATCGGATACCAAATCACTGATTATTTTTCAGTGGCCAACACTACCACTCCAGAATTGAGATTAGTGCATGACAAGCTGAACCATCTGCATCGCTATTTTGAAGATCTGCAGGGTGTGTCGGGTGCAATGAGTCCGTTTTATACCCGGGCAGACGCACACACACGATGGCATATTCGACAGTTGAACTTGCTGTGTCATGAATACGAAAGTCTAGTGCTGAGTATGCGTAAAGTGATAACTGCGCCAGAATGGCAACGACCCAGCCAGCTGATGTGTTGGTTGCATGCTCCAAGGTTTGTGCTGGATGAGCAAGACTATGAATTCTTTGGAGTTGACACTATCAGCAGGCCATTGGGCGGAGTATTTTTAGGTGTAAACAAGGCCATTGGCAAGGCCCATTGGGAAGTGTTCAACGACGAAGGTCGAGACAGTCGGGTGGGCGAGTTAACCACAACCACACTAAACTCACAAACAGAAGCAGCCGGAGATTTTGATATTGAATGGGGGCAAGATCCTGCACCCTATGAATTTCAGCATGTCAAACTGGACGAATTCCGTACTTGGTTGATAAACAACGGATTTGATCCTGCTGATAAAAGTCTTACAATTGGACACCCAAAAGTGGCGCAGGTAGATTTGATGCGTAGTTTTGGCACAGAAAATTATAAAGATATATGGGCACAACTAGGAACGCATCTCAACGTGTATAAAATACGTACTAGTGATGCAACAGCTACATACAGTTACAACTGGTCAGATTTAGACTATCCGGAACAGCAGATTAAAATAATACAAGGAACATGATATGAAATGGATTAAAAATTTATACAATCGTATTCTACTAGAAATACGTTATCGTAAAAAGTTAAAAGAACTACGTAAACGAGATCCTTTTATCTACAAATGAAATTGAAAACGTACCTAGGCATTAGTGCAGGATTTCATGATGCGGCTGTCAGTGTAATTCAATCTGACGGCAGCATAGTTTTTGCTGGCCATGCCGAACGCTACAGTAAAAATAAAAATGATGCACACCTAAATGACGTGATCATTGCAGAAGCAATGTCATATGGAACGCCTGATATGATTGCGTATTACGAGCGTCCGTGGATTAAAAAACTACAACAACTATATTCGGGACAATATGAAGAAGCCTTTGATTTTGGGAATTTTACTTTGGATCAGTATTTGCGTAAACATCTATCTGATACTGTTCATCGGGAGCAATTACTACGATGCCCTAGAAAATATATGTCCCATCATCATAGTCACGCCGCTGCCGGATTCCAGTCCAGCCCCTATACCCGAGCGACCGTGGTTGTAATTGATGCTGTTGGCGAATTAGATACTGTGACCATCTGGGGAGCAGGATATGGGTACATGGGCCAAGCTTCATATAAGAAGCTTTGGTCACAGAGTTACCCGCACTCGATCGGCTTGTTCTATTCAGCTGCTACTGCCAGTGTTGGACTGCGACCACTGGATGAAGAATACATCTTGATGGGCATGGCCGCATATGGTGATGCCACACAAGCTGTCAGCATGCAAGCTCTGGTAGAAGACACTGACAAAATTAAATTCAGTGAAAATTTACACGCCGGCATTGACAGTAAATATCTACAGGACATGGATGAATTTGACATTGCCGCTGGCGCACAGTCTATTGCAGAAAGTTTGATCAACTCAGTGATGCGCAGAGCCAGAGATTTTGGCTGGAGCAATAACTTGGTCTACATGGGCGGAGTTGCTCTCAACTGTAGTGCCAACCGTAATTTAGGAAAATATTTTGATAACATTTGGATTATGCCTTGTCCTGGCGATGCTGGCAGTAGCCTTGGCGCGGCAGCACTGGCATACGGGAAACAGATACATTGGACCAGCGCCTATTTGGGTAGTGATATTCCTGGTGCTTATCCTGTCAACAACATTGTGGCTGGTTTGTTACATGATAAAATTGTGGGTGTTGCTAGTGGTCGTGCAGAGTTTGGCCCTAGAGCCCTAGGCAACAGAAGTTTATTAGCAGACCCAAGAGGTTCCGAAATTAAAGATCAAGTAAATGAAATTAAACGCAGACAAAAATTCAGACCATTTGCTCCGGTCATTCTGGAGGAACATGTTGATATGTATTTCGATATGCCTTACGGTTTCGATAACAGTAGGTATATGCAAGTCATCGCTCGCTGTCGCCATCCTGACTTATTTCCTGCTATTGTTCATCATGACGGCACTAGTCGTGTGCAAACAGTTCCCCAAGATGGATCAGGTATAAGACAACTGTTAGAAACATGGTACGACCTAACCGGGTGTCCTATGTTGCTCAACACCAGTCTGAACATACGTGGTGAACCCATGGTAAATGATCGTGCAGATGCAGATAGATTTGAGCAATTATACAATATAAAAGTTTACAGTTAACGTATGAAACTCGACGGAAATTTATTAATAGTTGGTGACAGCTTTTGCCAGGACGAACACCATTGGCCCAGTTACTTACGATCTAAGATATCTTACTTTCAGCAGGTATTGCCACGCGACGCCTGCCGTGTGTATACATTTCCCGGCGGTGGATGGTGGCCTATACAGCAACAGCTATGTGCAAACCGGGCCGGAGATACAGCCTGGTTTGATCAAATAAAACTGTTGATAATTATACATCCGTTTACTAGCAGAGTGTTCAGTACTGAAACTCGGATCCATAGATCATCTGCTGTGGAACTGCCGTTGACATGGTCTGCCAATGACTTTACCGAAGCAACTATTGCACACTCACTGTACTACAAGTACATCTACGACAAAAATTTTCACACCTGGGCACAGCTAAAGTGGTTTGATGAGCTAGATCAACTGTTGGCAGCATATCCGCAAATACTCAGCATACATCTGTTTGATCACAAGGAAACATTGAGTTTGCTACAGCGTAGTAAACTGGCAGCCGGCGCTAATCGACGGTTCACGAACACTACTCTTATGGATATTGCTGGTTCACAGTACCAGTCAGCTGACAAGTCTTTAATGGCCAACGACGGAGAGCATGGTTTTTACAATCATCTTACTCCGTATAATAACATAGTATTCGCCGATCAATTGTACAAAATAATAAATTTTGAACAGTCTGATTTTGACCTAACACAATTTAAACCATATGACTAATCAACAGATATTTCCAATCAAATCCGACACTGGCTGTTTACTCAAGTGGGCCTGGAGTTCTGTGTATTTAAATCAAGGCACCAGTTCCAGTTGCCATAGAACTGATCAGCAACCTATACCTCCTGACAACTTTGAAAGCTTTCACAATTTACCAAACAAAATTGAAGCAAGACAGATGATGTTGCGCGGCGAGTGGCCGCAGGGTGGCTGTCAGTACTGCGAAAAAATTGAAGCAGCCAACGGCATGAGCGATCGTCAATACCAACTGCATGCCGGACACGACCATGACCGCACGCCGCACGAATTATTTGAAGATCCCACTGCACTGGAAGTTGTGCCTACCATACTTGAAGTTTACTTTAATAACGTATGCAACATGGCCTGTCTGTACTGCGGCAGTCATTTTAGTACAAAATGGGAAGAAGAGAACAAACGCTTTGGGGCTTTCAAATCTGGACGTGTAGAATTTGGATTTAATCAACCTTCGAATCCCAACTATGAAAAAATGTTGGCAGATTTTTGGCGTTATCTAGAAGAAAAGGATCGCTACCGACACATACGCTACTATCAAATACTAGGCGGCGAACCTTTCTTCCAAACTGAGTTTGATATCAGTATGGACTTCTGGGAAAGTCATCCCAATCCCGAACTTACATTTAATATTATTACCAATTTAAAAGTACCACCTAAAAAGTTTAAGGCGTATATCGATCGCTTTGGAAAGATGGTCGAAGCCGGCGCATTGAAAAGATTACAGATCACAGGCAGTATAGATGCCTGGGGTCCTCAAGAAGAGTACGTGCGTTGGGGACTTGATCTCACTGAGTGGACAGAAAACTGGGAATATCTACTAGACAAAGACTGGATTGTTATGTGTGTAAACAGTGCAGTTTCTGCGCTGACAATCAAAACAGCACCGGAGCTGGTAGAAAAGATAAACGAGTGGAACGATCGCCGCAATCCCTGGAACCCTATCAGTTACAGTTTCATGAGTGTGATGACGCCACCAGAAATGGTACCAGACATTTTTGGACCTGGAGTGTTTGAACAGGACTTTGAACGCCTGTTAGCAGCCATGCGAGAACGCAATCCCAGCGAAGTCAGTGCCAAAGAACACATGCGTGGCATTATAAAGCAGATCATAGCTGGCCCGCAAAACAGTGACCGTATTGCTGATTTAAAAGTCTATCTTACAGAACTAGATCGACGTCGCGGAACTGATTGGACTCAGTTGTTTCCGTGGTTGATTAATTTATAACCGTGCAACAGATTCTGACACCGCAAGACTCACATGTGATTCACGATTGGGTAGTACTTGAGGAATTAGCAACTGTTGATCTGGCAGATACCCCCAGTTTGGATTCAATAGTTTCGTACTGGTTTTTAGTTCAGCAGATAGCAAACCACCGCCACTGACATACACACACTGAGTCGGGATTAACATTCGTTGAATGTTTTTAAATACCCCTTGTCTGATTTCATTTTGCAATGACTTTATACCTAACGGACGATCATACAAGCATTGTTCAAATGCTCCACCGCAAAGATATATATTTCTAATTTCAGGATGGTGTGAATTCAACAAATATGTCAGTTGATGCGGTTCCCATGCCGCATAACTGGGTGTATCGAGCAGATCTAATTTTTTAAGTAATGCTGGTTTGGTAAATGACCGATCCAATTTTACAAATTGATTCATCAGATGATCTGCTGGCGGCGTTGGATTTTGCGCATGTTCAAAACTACGCCAACTACGTCCAGTGTAGTCAGGCACGTTGGGATTGAGATCAGGATTGAATATCTGTCGACTATTGTGCCATATTGGCCATTCGATTGGTACTGCTCTTGTTCCGTGGTGGTTCCAGTCTGAATAAGATGCAACCACTATGCATTTTACAAAATCTCTTTGAATAAATTCCAACAAAGGTTCCAGCACCGAGATGGTGCTATCAGCCCAAACATCAACAATGACCACAGCCGACGGCTCTTGGCAAAAGTCAGACATGACACAGTTCTACCAGACTGGGATTAAATTGTATGCGTCCTGCATACTTGGAGTATGCACTGGTTAAAAAGTACATGGCTGCCGAGTGGTCTGTGTGATTAATATTACCAATTACATCATGCTTGCTGTAATCAGCCCAGGTGCCCCAGTCTTCAAGACGGTTTATAACGCCGCTAAATCCCATGTCAACACATAACTGACAAAAGTTCTGCATGTCTTGATAGTTGTCTTGCTGTAGCACAAACTTTAACAGTACTTCTGCACCTGTGCGTTTGACAATGTCTTGTAACCAAGTTAAGTTAGCAATCAATTGAGGCCATTGACCGCCCAATCTCACCTGTTCATAAACATCAGCAGAGCCTGCATCTATGCTGATAAAATACTGTGTGATGTGATCAAGGATAGGAGAATCATCCAATTGTTTTTTCAGCAATAACCCATTGGTAAACAGACGAATAGTTTGATTGGCACCTGGCCGAAATTCGCGTATCAACGGACGCATAATAGCACTGGCCAATGGATCACCATTGCCGCTCATCACAATGTGACAAGGTTCTGTAAACTCTTCCAACAACCGACGTATGTGTTGCACCTGTGCTAATTTTTGATCATACTCGAGACCTGAGTTGATCATTATTGCCGCGGGCCTGCAACTGGGGCAACGTAGGTTACAACTTTCGTCCACGTTGATGCTGACCACGTGTGTTTTATCTATCTTGCTGGCATGTACTACTCCACAACGATCAACAGCACAATGCGTGTATGCACCAGAATCAATGTCTGCTTGTAATGCCAACGCTGTATTGCTATTCCACACCGCTGCCAATGAGTCAAAGTTGGAAATTTGTCCCACACTGATTGGTAACCAAGCTTCGCAGCCACACACAAAACAATCGCCTTTCCAGTCTATAACCAATTGGCGACTGGGCGCATTACAGTGATTGTCAATTGTTAATTTTAAATCTGCATTGCGCGGTATTGAATTGTACGAGTGCTGGTTAGCAATTGGAATAACAAACATTATAGATATGTTTCTAAGCCGCCGCGACGTCGTAGGTCTTGAGTACAGCAACTGATACCACCGTCCCAGAAATAGCTGTGACGCAGTTCACTGATGATGGGATTGATACGATGTTTCTTACAGAAGTCAAACACATCTCTGTTGTAAGCACTGAAGATAACGTTTTCTTCGTCTAGAACTAAGCAGTTGACATCAAATACTGTTTCAGCCACAAAGCCGGTCCACTTGTTCAGGTAAGTGTCTACAAACTTGGTAAACTCCTGTGTGGGTGTTTGTCCTTGCACATACCATGCACCCGGGCTTTGTTCGTATTTGAACTTGCCCACTTCCATGGCAGCCCAGATACTACTATCCCAGATCTTCAACACTTCCCAGCCAGGAAAGTCTTTGGCTAGGTCCAAGTTAACATCGTGTTTGCTGGATAAAATAACACCCGGTTTGAGAATGGCAAAAACAGCATCGCCATGTCCGTCTGTGACTGCTTCGTGTATGCGATACTCTGGACCTAAACAATTGTCCACAATCCAACGAGTTTGCTCGGGCTTTAGATAATCACTGTTGTCAAAGAATACATCACGACCCACACGCACAATACAACTGGCTGACGCTTGGTTTAGGATACAGTCAGCGTCCCAGCGACCGTTGTGCGGACTAACAACTTGATCTTTGTAGTCCTCGCAAATTTCATCCAGTTCTTCCATTGGCAACACACGCAACAGCTTTTGGCCAAGACTGATTTGCCAGTCACGTGGAGTCAGTGGAGGCAACGGTGCACCACCGTTTTCTGTTTGCCACCAAACAAACTGATCTTTGGGCGGCAAGTTGGGCCGGCGCACACGAGCACCATAGGTCTCGATGGTCTTTTGTAAGTTGTTTAGGTCTTCTTGGGTCTCGTACAGGATCTGTTGCAACTGGTTACGCACCTGTGGATCTTCAATAAAGTCAAAGTAGTCCGGGCTGTATGCACGACCTACGATAACTTCCTCCAATGGCTGCCAACTGGTATAGGAATTAATCATGTGTGTAGTCTTTCTAGTAGAGTATTTAATCTGTCGGCTTTTGAGCTACAAAATAACTGTTGATTGTGTTCTGCATCACTGCGGCAACTTTCAAACCATTGGTGCAAGTCTTGTGACTTTATGTGTGCTATTGCTGATCGAACAGCGATCCAGCGTTCAGTGTTGTTTTGTATAGTGTCGTAACTGTTGTCTATTGCATGATCAAATGTGCGATAACCTAAATTTCTTAATGCGGCCAACGAACCTGCACAGCCTGCTATGATAAATGGTTGCCCGTGTTTGATTGCTTTGAATGTTTTTTCTGTCAGGAATGCACCGCCGGATCCGTCGGCATCAAAGTGAGTTTCCAACACTATGTTACAGTAACTATCTGTGTGGTGATTGATTTCTATCAAGTGATGATCGTTATGTTGTTCGTGTGTAAGTGTGTCGCAACTGTATGGACCATTGGCTAGGAACTGTTTGATATCTGCTCGAACACCCAGTGTATCCACTTCGATGGGATTGTCAGTTTCGGCATCGCCAGTGACGATGTCAGTTCCGTAACTCCAGTAACTGTTTTCTAACAGGCCTGAGCAATGCAGATCAGTCATCACTGTGGCTCGCCACCACTTGTGTGTTCTGCTTAGTACTGTAAAATCACGCAATCGAGGGCGGCTATGTACGGGTGTGGGTGGTATTGCTTGATTGCGGTGCCAGTATAATAATTCATGGTCTGGAAAATATGCAAATCCGGAAATGGTATCAGCTGCGGTGTTGCCACTGACGAACCGATAACAGTTAGGTGGCAACAAATGATTCTGACACAGTTCGTCTAGCCGGTCTCGGATACGGAATGGATTGTCGCCTTCGTGATAATAAAACAACACAACAAGTTCTTCTCGTCGCAACTGCCTACGAACTACCTCCGTCATTAATGCAAAGTAATCTACATCAAAGTTAAAAAATCCTATACCAACCGTATAATATGCTCCTGCTGTTATACTATTAAAGTCTGACAGTGTGTACTTGACGCCATGTGTATTAAAATGTTCGTACAGTTCTGCAGGTACTGTATTAGGCCAATGCTGTACAAACTGTCGCCATTCAGCAGTGTAGGGATTTGCTGACCAGCGAGCCAGGGCCGGATACGCTTTGCCACGCACTACACGATCAGCAACAAAATTATTTGCGTAGGCCATCCAGCATACCTATAAGTTCGGGCCAAAGCACGTCTGTTAAACCACCTTTGTAAAAATGATTATAATTGTGTTCCACAATAGGTAAACAGGCACGATGTATTTCTTGGCGTTCTTTAAGGGACAAGCGGTCTAAGTCTTTTAATAACCTAGTAACCTTTTCCACACGTACAATGTCGTCGGTTTCGGTGTCATAGCTCTCATCGAATACTGAACTGAATGTTTGGAATCCGTAACTGCGCAGATACTCTAAACTGTGGGCAGGTGCTACCAATGCAAATGGCATCTCCAATGCAATGGCCTTGAATGTTTTTTCTGTTATGTGCGTTCTGCGTCCAAAGTACAAGGTTTCGGTAGGAACATATACCAAGCTGTCTTGTGCTTCTGCATAGTTACCTAACCAGCAACTGGTCATCTGTTGTGA